TTAAGCCATAATCAAGTTAGAGGTATCATCCTCTCTTGAGTAGAGCCATTGATTTGATTTAGAAGAATAAACTACGCATTGAAGCTCATCTCGTCTAAGGATGCTTTGTGGAATTTGTCGTTTTACCATAAAAGTACTTAGTTCTTCTTGGGTTGGAATTCTAGCTGAAATATATCGGGCTACATCTTCCATCATGTGGAAAAATCTGTCTTCATTGAGTTTTGTCAAGCTGTCTTGAACTTGAGATAACAAGGTTGAAACGCTGCTCAGTTGCCCATTCATGTTGTTAATTTGGGCATCTTTGTAATTTGAGTTTTGCATCAAGGCCTGGATGATTCCTTGATTGCTTTTAGATTCTTGTTCAAAGGTTTTTGATTTATTCTCCAGCTCTTCTATTTTCTGATTGTCAACTGACCCATTCAAAGATAGGTATTTTTCGAACTGCTTATAATTTTTCCTAAGCTCCTCCACATCATAATTCATGTATGCCTTTTCAGTAGGTGAGATTGAATGCCCACAGAAGTACTCAACTAAGGTTGAGTTCATGTTGTTTAGTTTCAGAATGGATATGAAGGCTGTTCTCAGAGCATGTGGTCTGGCGGGATTCATGTCAGCACTTTTTAGCTTCTCTTTGGTAACTAATCCGGACTCAAACGCGGCCCTTCTCATAAAGCATTCAATCAGGAATGGATAAATTTTCTTAATTTTATTACTATTTTTTCTTGTTGTAAATTCAATTGTGAAAAGAGGAGACTCGTCATTTAGAGTCTCTTCATCTCTAACTCTTTGGGCCAAATATGATTTTATTGCCTCTATTGCGTCGGATCCAAGGAAAGTTTCGTACTCAACATTTTCCTTTTGTCGTATAATGTGCAAGTATAGGGGTCGTTCATTGTTCTGTAGCCCATTTTTTACATCACCATAAGTTAAGTTGCATAGCTCATTTATGCTCATTCCACTTTGGAACAGAGTTAGTATAATTGCCCTATCCCGGAGGCTCGTAACTGATTCGATTAGTTTTCTGATTTCTGGGATTCTGAGTGTTAACTTGAAGTTTTCTTTCTTTTTGACAGCTTTTGGTAGTTTTACAATTAATGGAAAGTTATTTTGTCTGTAGAAGCCTTTGATGGCGTGGCTGTAGGTGCAGGCAAGGTTGCTTGATAACTGTTTTTTGCTTGTTGACCTTCTATTACCCGTACCATGTTGTTTCTGTATGTATTCGGTTGTTAGCCATTGGAAAAAAGTTCTTATTTTGTGTTCGGGTTCTCCTCTTTGTCTTGCGTTTTTTTGTCTATCTTTTTCAGCTTCATCAATAAGTTCCTTGGGAGTTAGGTTGGTGAACTCCATATAGGCGGTTAGTGCTGAAAGATAAACTCTTTTTGTTCCTATGATCTTGCCTTCGAGCCATTTCTTGACTTCATATTGCTCAAAAAGGATTTGTTTTGTATTTTGCGCCTCATTAAAGGCTTTATTCTTCTCCATAACGTACGATATAAGACGCCATTTAAATAGTTTATTGAACGTACACCTTTTCAAACTTACATTAAACCCAAAACTTACATTAAACCCAAAAATTGGATAAGGAGGCAAAATGTTTTTTGCACTATTGAAGATGCCTTGTTGGATGAACAGGCTTTTAAGTAGACAATCTCAATATTGGCAACACTTATAACACCAAACCGCCAAGCAACCAAACAGAGAGATGAAAAAGTGCCTAAACCCAACAGAGCCCCAAAACACACCACACAAAAATACAGCACCACAGAAAAACACATCCAACCCTGGATCAACCAACACGAAAACATCAAAATATATCTGGGGCGCCTAAACGCAAACAAAACACGCATAGGCCTATACCTCTACCGCTACTGCGAATGGGCAAACAAAACCCCCGAGCAGCTCTTAGAATTAAAAACCAGCTACGACAACTCAGACGCAGAAAAACTACTAGACCGATTCACCATAACCGACAAGTTTCCTGAAAGCACAAAATTCACCATGATAAACGCGGTGAAAGCTTTCTACCGCACAAATTATAAGCAACTTCAAACGGCAGCAGGCAAATTCGAATACGCCACACTAAAATGCCAAGGCGTCCTACCCAAAGATCAGCGATTGAAACTGTATTTAGCCTGCTACACCCCACGGGACCGCGCATTAATCATGACAGCCATGTGCACAGCGATCGCCCGAGAATCTATAGCGTTGATGTGCTGGAACCACTTTGAAGAAGACTGGATGCAGCAAGAACTCCCCTGCCTAACATTACCCAGCAGCATAATCAAAGGACACGGCAAAGGAAAATACCGAGGCGTCCAACAAGTCACGTTTTTAACACCCGAAGCAAAACACGAACTATTAGCTTACCGCACCTGGTACCAAAAAACATTCAAACACAACTGGCAACCAAACGAACACATCTTTCTCAGCGTAAAAGACAACATCCACGAACCTCTCACAAAAGAAGGCCTCGCCAGAGTAATGATCCACCTAACCAAGCGGGCAGAAATCCCCTTTGGAATCCACAGCGGCCGCATGATAGTGCAAACAGCCCTAGAAAACGTCGGAGTCTCACCCAACTGGGTACGAAAAATAAAAGGCAGAAAAGTCAAAGGCGAAGAATCACCCTACAGCAAACCCGCCCGAGAACAGCTCCGCCAAAAATACAAACAAGCCCTCCCCGACCTCGAATTCCTAACAACCCACAATACACCCAAAGACACACAGCAACAATTCCTAGAAAAATTCTCCAAAGTGCTAGCGAAGTACCCCGAGCAATTCGAGAAATTCGAACAATTCATACTCAAACTATAGTAGGAGATTAAGAAATGCCTGAACAAAAAATAGATGCTGAGTTTCTTCATGAATTAGCAGTTGAAATACGAAAAAACACTCAAAGACCTGCAATCAGGAAAAATAAAAATAGTGCCCAGTTAACTCCCAGACCAAGTGAACCCGATCGGGCCTAACTTGTTTTGAAACTGAGTAAGCCCGATCAGGCCCTCTTAGAGAAGGCCTAAACCAAAGTAACTCCAATTTCAAACCTCTTTTCTTAGAGTAACTCCAACATTTCTTAACCTATGTTTAGAGTAAACCCCAACATTTCTTAACCTTATTCTTAAGATGGAACTTAACGTTTGTCAAGTCTTCCTGGAGGATCTCTGCACTTAATTTTTTGGTCGACTGAAAAAAACTGAACAGTTGTTTAACACTTAGGCTTTTTAAGAACCTCCCAGACGTCTTGGGCATCAATACCTTAAATTCAGGTTATGCGGGCACAATTCACAGCTAAGGTCACATCTACCGTTCCAACTGCAATTCTTGGTTTCCTTTGGTTCATGCACTTTCAACTGGGATTTTAGTAAGGCTTTAAGTTCTTTTCTCTTGCTCACCTTAGACAGCCTCCAAACGCCGCCGAAGAACCAAAAGTTTAGCCCGCTCAAAAAACCCGCCTTCCAAAAGCTCACATCTTTCAGGCGTTATGTCGCAATCCATTGTTCGGATCTGTTCTTGCATGAAGAGTTGTTCTGCTTTTTCCCAGATTTGAGCTCTAACTTGCGGCCAAAACTTACCTTTCCGAGACATCTCTAATAATCCTCCGGAAGCATAATCGTGTAGCGGCCTGTTTCGTTCTTCGCGAGGAAAACCTGTTGTTTCTTCCCGCTGGGCAACTCAATAATACCGCTCGCAAAATAATCGTCAGAAGCTTTTTTCGCAAAGATTCGCTGAGCCTGCATTAGTAAGTCGAAGATGTTGGCAATGTTGAGGGTTGGTTGGAGGCAACTGAGTTTGTTGCCGTGATATTGTATCCAGACGTCGCAGGAGGCGCAGCGGTCATTGTGTCCTTTTTCTGGGTTTGGGACGCTGTTTTTGCATCGATCATCCCAGTAGCCTTTCTCAAGTAGGCCTGTGGTTATGTATTTTAGGAAGAAATCTTTGATGGGGCGTTTTAGGATTAAATCGACGTCAAAGAGGATCCCGTCTTCAACTGCTTCTGTGCTAGTGTAGGTGTAGATCACGTCTTTTTCGGAGAAAACTTGAGTCATCTAGACAGCCTCCAACTTCGCGTATGCTTCCTCTGCCTGCAACTCTTCTTTCGACGGCTCTTTCACGACTTCAAAAAATTCAGGAAACAAAACCTCTATTCTACGCTTCACAAGTCCAAAAGCAGCGCGGGCATACTCTTCATTAGCATATATTGCGCCTTGCTCCGTGAACTCATAGAGGGCCTCTAATTTTTTTATTAATACGTTTTCTTCACGAGTCATGGTTTAAGCCTCTTTCGGTTTTTGATTGGGAAGCAAAAACGGGTAAACGAATTTAAGACAAGTTTTACAGAAATAATAGTGTCCGAGACTTGTTTTATGATTCTGCATAGCTTTTCCGCAGCACAGGGGACTTCTTTCATATATTTTTTGGGTTATCATCATTTCAATTGCATCTCTTAAAATAATTTTAATTGAAAATTTTTAGTTGGAAATGGGGGTCAGAGGGTTCATTTAGTAGGCATTCTTCGCATAATACTAGGTTCTTTTCGTTTTGGCATCGCGGGCAGGGATCATAAGTAAATCCATATCTGATTTCTTGAATTTTTAAGAATATTTTTGATATTTCAGTTTTGAAGTTCATTTTCAATCAACTACATTTACTACACACACTTAATGTTTATAAAGCTTACTACACATACTACACAAACAACAGAAACAGTTAAAACAACATAAGGAGAAATAAAATATGGTTCAAAAAGTGATAAACAAATACGAAAGAACGAATATCTTTGTAATTGACAAAGAACTTTGGGCTTGGGCAAGCTACCGAGCAAAAACTCAAGGATACAACTCAACCTCAGAATATCTCTTTGACCTAATCAAACTCGACAAACAAAAAGACATCTTAAAAAAGAATTGATAGACAACCACAACTAAGGCGAAGAAATATGCTCTTCAAAAAAGCTCTCCTAGAAAAAGTGCTTCTAGGCCAAAAAACACAGACTAGAAGATTAAGCACCCGAAGATACCACGTAGGCCGCACCTACGGCGTAACATGCAGACGCTACCAAAAAAGTCAAGCCCACATCCAAATAACCCAAGCAAAACAACAACGCATCGGCGACATCACACTAGCAGACGTTAAAGCCGAAGGATTCGCTACATTAGAAGAATTCCGCGAAGCCTGGACCAAAATAAATGGAAATTATGATCCAGAGCAAACCGTCACAGCCTACGAATTCCACAAAGTAGAAAACCACCAGACTAAAACACAACAACAGAAGATAGATGAAACATGAGTCAAAAACAAGGTAAACTCTACCAGAAAATTAGAACAATAAGCCAACCTGTACCTCTAAGTCTTAAAGGTCAAGAACCAGTTCTTCGCCTAGTCCAAGAAGTAGTTACTAACCTCATCGACGATGCAACAGCAGACTTCCCATTCAACATCTACTTTGACAACGCAGTAGGCGGAGAAAACCATTATAGCTTTTGCAAGAAAGGCGGCAGCCAAATAGAAGACGTCAGCGAAGTCACCAGAGGAGTTGCTGAATGGTTAGAACGCAATTTCTACGGCGTCAAAGAGAAAAAAGGGTTTTACCTAGTCAATCGGGACGACACCAAAACAGGTAAACCTTCGTCTGCAACAGCACCCCAACAACCCTAACCAACCGCGCCAACTTCGCAACATCCGCATTCCCAATCGCAATCTCCCAATCAACACGCGTAAAAAACATCTGACGCGCCCCCACACCACCAAACTCCTTCCGAAAACGCGGATGCCTATTACACCGAAACGCTTCCCTAAGCCTACCCAGGTCCGGAGAACTCAAACCCTCAAGCTTCGCTTTAACGTAACGTTCACTTCCCAACAACTGCATATCAAACCCCAACTCCAACAGCACCCCAGAGATTTTAGAAACAGACTTCACACTCTCCTGCACAGCAACACGTTTCATCCCGGCTTTTTCCGCGAAGGGCGAATACTTGGGCATAACCGCAATCAACTCCACAAACTGAGTACCGCAAAGAGGCAACGTATCCCGAATCAACTTAGCCCCCAACCCCACCGTTCGATATTTCGGGTGAACAACCAACCGATTAATGATGCAAAGTTGCCTATTCGTCTCCTGCATAGACATACGTGGAAGCACCATTCGCCTACCAAAACAAGCCGGCGGAGGATAACAATACACGATCACACCGCAGAGCTCATCACCACGCACCAACCGAAAGATCCTGCGAACAACACTCGTCTTATGCCCCCGATAATGGAAACAACTGAGTTTCTCCCAGTCCTTTTTAGTGCCCTCTTCAACCTTCATCTCCCGAATCAAACTACACTCAGCAACAGAGGCGTTCGGGTAATACTTGATTTCGATCTCCTCACCAAACCGCTTATGCACAAGCACACTTGGCGAGAGATCCTCAACCAAGTCGCTATGCGTAGTCGCAACAATCACAGCTTTCCCTTGTTGCCGAGCAATCTTCTGCAGGTTAAAAGAAATAATCTTAGCCGTATCCCTATCCAGGCACGCGCAAAACTCATCCATCAACCACCACTGCTTCTTGGACTCAATTAACTTGGCGATTCTGTAACGGTACTTCTGGCCATCACTCAACTGTTCGTAAGACCGCAAAAAAAGGAAAGCGTCATTCAGACCCACTCGGCTAAGAAGCTCAAGTCCTTCCTCAACAGTAGCGCCAAGGGTCTCGATAAGTGGCGACTCCGGTGTGATTCGGACGTCTGATAAGTCGATGGCTTCCTCACCTAGATCTGCTCGGATGGCACGAAGCAAAACTGATTTGCCACTGCCGCTATCTCCCGTAATGTAGACCACGTCTTGCGGTCCAATCTTGAGCTCCGCATCCAAAACCTTGAACACCTGAGCATCATCAATCCCTAAGCCGAACGCTTCAGCAACCACAAGACTTCTGGGCGTTATCTTTGTGTGGGTTTCATAGCTTATGTTAAAGCTGAATTTGCCCTGGCATCTATCATACGTTCTTTGGCATTTATGAATCTGGAAAACATCCCTTCGACGCCTCATTACCTAGACACCACCGCCACCACAATCAGCACAGTCAGGTAGAGTGCAGTTATCGCATTCACTATCAGAAACTACCCGGCCTGTAATTGGGCACCTACGCATTAAGCTTCCCTCCGGAGACAATGCCGCAGAAACCCAACAAAAACATAAACCGCATAGCACGAACCAAAAATGTACAGAGCCAACTCAGACAAACGCACCACCAAAAACGGTTCAACCCCGATAAAGTAACCGTAAATGTTGATCTGCACAAAAACAAACATTACCATAACAGTTGCCACTAACATGCAGATCCAACCGACTAAATGAAACAGCAAACAAAGAACCCTCAGAAGCAATCTCATCGTGGCACCACCGAAATAAACGGCTCCGGAGACATCTCACAAGTCGCATACACCGCTAAAGCAGACGCCCAAAAGACGTCGTCGTGTGTACTCTGGGGATGACTAAACGCTAAGCCCCCATCCATACGCAAAGCAAACCTTTCCACGTTGAATTCGTTGCAGACGTCGCCGCGATACGGTTTATCCCACGAAAGCAACGGATAGAAAAACCGTTTATCCTGCATACGCTTCTTAAGAACACTCGCCATCTCACTTTTTCTAGGCGAACTAAATATTACGCCCTCCGCGTTATCGATCCCAGCGTTTTCCATATCCGCAATGAAACTGGGGCCATCCCGGGTAATATCCACACGAATCTTCGTGAAGCCACCCCACCTATCCTGCAGCGCCTTAATGTAACCCAATGCGTAGGCGTCATAGGTTGGATGCGGAAAAATCTTCAAATGCCGCAAAAATAACCGCTGATCAACCCGCTCAATCACACTAAGCACATGGTAATCTCGGGTCTGCGCAGGATCCAGCCCAGCGTAGAATTCGCCTTCATATTCAGCGTCCGGACTAAACGGCTGCAGATCCACACCACAACTCTTAGCCGTACCGATGCAGCTGGAAATTAAGCTTTGAGATAACCAAACATCTTCATCCTCAGCCCACTCCGCCTCCATCTCACGGCGCCAACGAGCAGGATCATCCCTGAGCTGCTTACGAATCTTATCCAAAATCCCCAATTTCAACGGGCCATTAGGCTCCTGAGCCCGCTCCCACGTCACATGATGACGGGCAAAATCCTCAAAATCCTTGTTATTACAAATCCGGTAAAACAAGCTATCCGTATTCCAGGGCGTACTTGTGCAAATAAACTTCCCATTAGTAGTACCCAACGTGAAGAGCGCCGCATCATAGAGATCCTCTGCGTTAGGTATGAAATTGAATTCATCCGCATAAACACAGTTAAGCGTAGGTCCTCGAATCGTATCGGGATTGTTTGGGAAAGCCTCAATCACAGATCCATTCGGGCAAGTAATCCGGGTTTTCTGAACAATAATCTTTGAGCCAGGAGGCAGCCGACGCGCAAAATCCCCAATCCTTCGAATAACCAACTTCGTTTGACGCCACGAAGGCCCAACCACACCAATATAAAACCCCGCATTAGCCAGGGCATAATTCAAAAGCAAACCAGACGTCGTAAAAGATTTACCAGACTGCCGACTCCAACGAGCAGCCACAAACTGATTCTTATAAAATAACTCAATCAGCTCTTTTTGGTAATCAGTCGGCTCAACGCCGAGCACCTGACGAAAAAACTCCAGCGGATCAGTCTTCAAAGTCTCAACTTTACCCAACCGCTCAGACTCAATAGCGAAAGCCTGCTCACGAAGCTGAGCCCATTTAGCAGATAACCTATTTGGGCTGAATGCCCGAGGACTTTTTCGAAAACTCCGCATACTTCTGTGTTAACTCCTCCAATTCAGCTTCAAGCCCCCGATAATTCATGTAATCCGACAAGAGCTCCTTGTAGACCTTAGCACCCGCAATAATGCACCGCAAACGCAAAACATCGTTCTTCTCAAGCCCCACTGTCTCAAGAGACTTCAAAGCAGCAGCCAACGTCTTAAGCGTCGCCTCAACACTTGGCAACTCCTTAGGCAACTCAAACGTGCAAGTAACAGAAGAAGAAGAAGAGTGTATTTTTTTCGCATCTTCTTCTTCTTTCAATACCCCTAGATCAAGCAGTTTCTGGTAAATAGCGTTCTCACTATATTTGCCATCAAAACTGAAAGCAAGAACCCTGAAATTAACGGTCCCTGACTTATACCAGTCGACTAACTTCTTTTCATCCTCAAGATCCCAGGGCTTACCCTTTACCAATCCAGGGCCTCCAAATCAACACTAAAAAACACTATAGGTTTCCCATGATGCAAAGGACCCATACGCTGCTCTTTACAAACCACTATAGGTTTCCCATGATGCAAAGGACCCATACGCTGCTCTTTACAAACCACTATAGGTTTCCCATGATGCAAAGGACCCATACGCTGCTCTTTACGAACCAGCTTCAAAGTAACTAACTGATTCAAATACGAACTCTCAAGCGCACGCGCTTTCCCTGTAACAACAGAAACAGCCGTAGCAGAACTAGGCCCCAACTTGAGCAAAGCTAAGATCGTAACCTGCAAATGCTTAGGCAACTCCAAAACATGATAAAGACGCTTACTAGACACAACTTCCAAGCTACCCAGACCCCACAACGCCGATATCAAAGCTAAAAGCAGTAATCCCCGTAACCGTAGAAGCAACAGTCAAAGTAAAAGTCACAGCAACCAACACGCCTGGATTGAGAACGCCGCCGCTTGTATAATTCCAGGTACACGCCAAATAAGTTTGCCCACTAGCAGGAACAAAATTCCCAACCGCAAAACTCACCGTCACCGGAACATTACTAGTATTCTTCAGGTACAAAGTAGCATTCACCCTCTGGCCAGGCTCAAGCATCCCCCAATTAATATTAGATGCCACAACCGACCCGGCAGAATCACTGTAAACCGAGATCCCAACCGCCTTAATGTTCCCTGAAGTAGTAACCGACGCATTAAACTGAAGGGCGGCAACAACAAACCCACAGGGAACCAAAACCGCCAAAACAACAAGAACAAGCCAAAGCCGCCTAAACTTCCGAGTAACCGGCTGCTTTAACTGACTAACATCAGCGGCGCGGCGCCCCCAAAACCCAGCAGATCCAGTGCGGCCACGACCCGCCACAACCGATGCTTTACTGGTAAAATACGATAGAGGCCTAGCAACAAAGAAGTTAACCATAACTCCAAAACTAAAACTACTAAGCAGCACATACCCTGAACCCGAACCAAACAGCACCAAAGCAGTTGAACCAGGAACATTCAACAAAGGCGAAGCAGCAACATCAACCAGCAAAGAAACAAACAAACTCAACAGGCACACCCAGCTAAACCCAGCTTTACCCCGTTGAAAACGAAAATCGTAAGCAGTAAAACACACTGCACCCAAAACAAACCCAACCCCAACTAAAAACATAAGATCAAACATTTTTTCGCCCCTGCTTACCCATCACAAAAACCGTCACTAAGCCAGTGACTATGCCCGAAATCCCCGAAAACACGTCACTATTGAAAACTCCAGTAACTATGACACACACACCTTCAAGCGCAATCAGCCCGATCAAAGCGATAATTACCGCTATAATTCCCCAGACAAACCGCTCAGACGGCGCCACGCTGCGAGAACGACGATGAGACTGCCCATCCCTAGTAGACTGAGCACTAGCATGAGACATCTCAAGCGGTATACACTCACGCGTAAACCAATCCCGAATAAAACCCCGAAGCCATCTAACGACGCCGAGCATGATTAATACTCAGCCTCCGCTGAAAAAGCACCCTTGGACGGTTAGAGCGGTTAAACACTTTTTTCTGCTCATCCCCGCAACGAATAAAACTGGAAACTAAACTACGAGCCGCATCCTCAGTAATGTAACGCTGAGCAATAATCTGCACATCCTCAATCCAACCCATAGGAACAGCAGTATAATCCAAGTCACAGAGGCCATCAGCGTATTCGAAGCTGTTCTGAGCCAAAATAATATGCTTACGCTTCCCAAAAACCCCAACAAAAATCCCCCAGCTGCTAACAGGAACATCAATCACGCCGCCATTAGTGCTGGTTTTACCAATCGACGCGTCTGTCCAGGCGCAGCAAACAAGATCCCCCGCCCTACACAACCCCAACTGACTTTCCAAAACCTTCCCACTCACATACGTCAACTCGAAACTACGCGGCCTTCTCAAGAATTCGAAGGCGATGCTCAATTGCAACCGTTAAATCCTCAAAGAAAATACCTTGAAACTCAACAGGCAACTTCGCAACCCGCCCCGAAAACTTTGCTAAAACACCCTCAAACCCAACAACAACCACTAACCACACAACTCCCAATCGAACCCCATATGAACCCCAACGCTAAAGAGCACTTTTACCCAAAAACCACACTGAAAAACAAACACCTCAAAAACAGCAACAAGAAACAAACACACAGAAAATCACATAGAAAAAACAGTTGTGGCACCACAAAAAAAGTGCCCATTCAAACTTAAACAGTCGTGCGAATATCATAACTTACGATTGCAACTGCACCATTGTTAACGGCTTGAGAAACAGCATCATGAGCAATCAAATAGAATTTTTGAGGACCTGCACTATTGACAAATGTAACTGCCATCCCCACCTCAGTTATAGTCACAGTTCCACCACTGCCATTCACTAAAACCCTTGCAATGATAGTGTCAACATTAGCTCCAACAATGCCTGCTGAACCCACAGCAGTCGCTTGATACTGAAGATTGCCGCTTGCGATTCCATGAGCAATCAAAGTTTGCATCACATAGTCAGTTGATGCAGGAGCAGTTGTGCCAGTACCCACTAAAATACCATAAGTCGTAATTGCAGGAGGCGCATTCAAAGCAGGCAAAAACAGAAAATAATTTCCGTTAGAGAGATTTCCTTGTTGCTGTAAAGTATTTGTTGTATCTCGCACCGCAGGGGTTGTAAACATGGGGTTTGTTGATAGAGTCGAATAAACGTGAGATGCTACATACTCTATAAAAAGTTGTGAAAACTGTAAGGTGAAACTGTGACTTTTCATTTCTCCTGTGGTCTTCGATAGTTTGCCGTGACTTTTGATGTATTCCTGTTGTTGTTTTGGGTTATCCATAGTTTGCAGGTGCGCTCTTTGCTCTGGGGTGAAGCCTCCATAGATGTCTATGCGATGCAACAACTGAATTGGGCTTACTCGTTGAGTCGTGTGATCTTTTAGTTTCTGCCTCAGAGTCCAAAAATTGAGTCCGCGCAAAATCGCGGTGAATTCGTTGGGTTTCAATATTTTTATGGGATTCATTTTAGTCACTTATCCTTTATTTTTTTTGTTCATTCATTTACCATTAAGTTGTGCAGGTTAAGGTGTGATAGGTCCCGTTCGTCTGAGTTGGAACCGTATATGTTGTTCCGGTGAAAACAAGCGTACCATCTAAGTACCATTTAGTATTTGTTCCTGAGCGCGTAGCAAAATAGGTACCGCCTGATGCCACAAGAAAGTTTCCAACACTCGTTGTTCCAGCAGTAGTTATGCGCCAGCCAATCACAGGTATCGCAACTATTTGATGTAAAGTATTGTTTGTTTGCGATGGAATAGTGTAGCTCGCAGATAAACCGTTACTCGCCACTGTTCCAACATTGGTGGTTCCATCAAGTTTAAACGGGTTAGTCAATGGAAACACATAGCCAAGTGTGGCACCCAAACTACTGATTGATGCAGACACCGCCAAAGCGCCACCTGAAGCAACCACTTGCAAACCAACAGGAGACATAGCCACATGTATCTCGTATGCGCAGTCAACCCACCACTTTGCCACATCAACAGAAACAGAAACAATCGTACTCATCGACGCTATAACAGGAGAAAGAATCTGAGTATTCACAATCGCTCCAATCGCTGAAAGAACAGGCGAAAGAACCTGAGTATTCACAATAGATCCAATACTCGAGAGAATTGGTGCTCCAACACCTATTTGCCCCACAAAAATCGCAACTAAATCATGAAACCCACCCGTAACTTGAGCAGGAACCGTCACAGGATTCGCCGTCGAGTAGTTAGCGCCATCAAACTGCCAAACACTAAAAATACAGCCACCCAAAGGATTAGCCGTCACAGTCAAAGATGCGCCAGCCGCCACAGTTTGAGAACCACTAGGCGTAGTAGACCCCCGATTCGGATCATTAACATCAATCGCGCAGCCCCACCCAGCTAAACCACCTGCCCCACCTTTCTTTACGACCCGGTTAAGGGGAAAAAAGTATAACTCTAACACCTCCTGGTCGACTAAACACCGCTGCCAAAACATAGATTCAGCAACAACACCCTTCAAAAACATACCAATATAGACTGTGTTAGCTGAACTATGCGGTGCACCTGTTTGACTAAAGGTTTTGTGCAAGACACCGTTAACGTACATTTTCAGGTGAACGCCATCGTAAGTAACCATGAAGAAAAGCCGCGCCCCAACAACTGCGATTCCAGCGTCAGAGTTGAAGGTGTGACCCACATTTGAGGCATCAGTAAAAGAGAAGGTTACAACTCCAGTATTCACATAATAAAATAAGGCAAATTGCCCATCTTTATGCGCAACAAACCGCATTGTGCTATCGTTTGCTGACGGACTAAACCACGCGCCCACACTGAACTTGGTTGAAGCATGAAAATCAATCGAGGCACCACAATCAACCCACCCCGTTCCATCAAGCGTAAGCATCATAGTCACAGGACCCTGCTGCCAAATTCTGCCTACGATTGTTCCATCAACAGGCGTATCACGAGGACTCCCATCCTTAGCAACGGTTCCTGACCCCTCATTTAGATGGTATAAGCCAACAAGCCCCTGCAGATTAAGGCTCCAACTTGTTGCACCCGGCAAATAAATACCCTGAGCCTCCCAGCTGCGCAGATCCGCAATTGTTCGATCAACACTTTTCCTGAACTTATCCAGCTGCAACTTCACCTGAGTCCGCGTTTTGTTAAGTTGCATTATGCGGTAGGTGCCATCCAGGCAGTACTGCGCATTAACAATCGAAACCGAATCCCCAGTCGCATAGGCCTTCCCAACAGTAATTAAAACGGAGATAGGCATGCCTGAACTATCAGTGTTAACTTCAGCAAGCTTCGAAGCCGCTATACCGTTTAGGGTTGCTTGGTCAGTCGCCGTATTTTGGCTAAAAGTCGTAACTTTCACTCCGGACCCAGCCACCCCCAAAATATGATTACCCCAACAATCAATCCCACGCACAATCACTTTGGTTCTCTGCTTAGAACGATCCAAGCCCCGACTGCTCACGGAGATGGAACTTGGCGTCCAAACAACACCCGACCCTTTCACAGCAAGATTAACGGTTGTCCCATCCGTCGAAAACAAATCAAGATTTAAGGCATCCGCCAAAAACTTGAAACAATCCAAACGATTCGCGTTATAAAAAACCACACTAACAGGCGTCGAAGGACAAGGGCCAACTGAAATCCCGGTTCCAGCTACAATGTCAGCCGCTATCGTTGAAGCAGGTTTTTGGTCGTACACGCCACTTATGGGCTCCGCTTCATCGAGCGTCAACATCACAGTATCGTAAATCACCGCTTTAATTCTTGTAGAACTAATGTCGCCCCCAGAGAGGGTGCCGCTGAAGACAAGTGCATCATCAAACCAAACAGCAACCAAGAGATCCTGCTGAATCAAAGCACGATTCACAGCAGAATTCGCAATGTAAAATGTGGCGTAACAGTCGCCGTCAAGCTCCTCGTTTGTTTGGTCCCATACTGCTTGAAACGGAATAAAAGCAGACGACCCCACATCCCAATACTCAATAACCCAAAGACCCAAAGGCGTCAGCTCCTAAAGCACCACGAGGGCACTAAATTTGCTCAGCACCATCGTATAATCATAAATCAAAGCCGCCCCCGCTCGCGTCGGATCAAACTTCTCCAAAAGCCAAATCCCATCAATACTCCCGTTTGAAGAAACCACCGTTATCGAAGACCCAATTAACGCACGCATAGGCGCCAAATACGTACTCCACAACTGCGAATCAGTTTTTGAATCATCCGCGATTGATCCCGACAACTGAACACTATTCGCAGATGTCCCATCCACTACTGAAACAGGGTCGGTTCCAGACTGCGGAATCACATCTTTGTTAATTGTTGTAACCCAAGCAATTTGCTTAGGCCCAAAAGGAAAAGTTACAGATCCAAAACTCCAAGCAGTCACTAACTAACCCTCCGACGCGCCAAAGCCTCATTCAACGACTCAATCGTATGTTGACTCGCCACATCATAATCAGCCTCAGTCTGAATATAATTCGTAACATAAACGTTAATGACGTCAGGCTGCCCAGACGCAGCACCCGGCGAGTTGCCTCCACCAGAAACAGGCGACATATCCAACGGAGAAACACCCTGCAACCCAAAGATACTGCTGTTACTGCCGCTCAAAGGAATCACTGCCTCCGGACCCGCCTCCCCAATCAAAGCAAAAGTCGGCTGCGTAACAATGCCGCCTTCAGCTAACCCAATAGTTTTTAATGCACCGCCAACTACGCCGCCGATGGAACTGCCAACGTTAACCACAGTATTTATGCCATCAATCAACGGCTTCAAAACAGCCATAACTATGTTAATTGCACTTTGAAAAGTACCTGTCAAAAAGTTACTGACGGGCACCAACACATTATTCCAAAGGTATTCCAACGCATCTTTCACATCGTTAAAAGCTGTTGCTAAGTCTCCACCAAGAACCTTACCAATCTCGTTAATTGCATCACGAAACGGCGGACAAACATTATACGCATAAATCAAAGCGGCCGTTATCGCAGCAATCGCAAGTACCACAAGCATAATCGGATTCGCATCCATAACAGCATCCAAAGCAGCAGTCGCCGCAGTCGCCGCCTCAGTCGCCAAAACCTGCGCCCACTGAGCCGCAGATTCAGCGCCAGACGCAACAGTAGACGCAATCTTCGCAAGCGTCCCAGCTTCCTGCATAGACGTAAGAACACCGATGATAGCAACCACCGAGGGAATCACCGTTAACGCACTCATAATCCAGGCGCTTTGGTTGCTGCGTTCAGCAACGCCAACACGTTCCTGAGCCACCGACAAAGAATCCTGCGCAGTCTGCAACTTAGCGAGGGCATCAGCAGTTTTCTGAGGATCCCCACTAGCCAACGCCGAATTATACGCTTCCTGCGCCGACTGCACAGAATTCGTGCTTTTCTGCACATTCAAATTAGCCCGATCCAAAGCAACCTGACTATTCTCCACACGGTCAACAGCCATATACAAAGTCGCACCCGACAAAGCCGCACTATTCATCGCCACAACAGAATTCTGCAACCCCATACTCGAGCCCTGCGAAGCTGTACCTACACCTTCAAGCGCAGTTACTTCACCCTCAGCATCCACCGTCGTAGACACCATCGCCGCACCTGCAGTTTCCTCCGCCTGCCCAGACTCAACTAACGTCTCATCAGCCGCATCAACAGCTGAACCAAGACCACTATTAGCATCTGCAACAGCATCCGTACTCTCAGTAATTTGGCGCCCAGCATCCGCTATAACACTGCTTGCCTCATCCGTCGCATGCAAAGTAATTTCGATTTCTGTACTCAATGCACTTTACTTCTCCACTGCAACCAACTCACCAAATAAGAAATTTGGGTACCCGTCAAAGACGCAATGTAATCAAGGGTGTAACCGTATTCATGCGCAATTAACCCTGTAACTTGAGCGGCGGGGCAACTTGCGATCCAATTCGGCGTTGGACACGCAAAAAACGGCTAAACACCTGCGACAGCAAAAGAGTCAACGCATTACGAAGATCAAACGGCATCGCCTCATAATCATCCCACGTGTAAGACGAATCAGCTTTTCGCAACATAGCAAAGACCACATGCTCCGCCCTTTCCGTATCATCAACAATACTCTGCACATTCAACGCTGCAAGCTCACTCTTCGACAGCAAACCATAACGTATCTCGCCCAAATCAGGGTCAATTAACACCTGAATTTTACGTGTAGACTCAGCCAAAGCTTTAGGGTCAAAAAGCTTCGCAGAAGCAGCCACTACAACAGCACGCTTCGCTTGATCGTCAGCCGCCATCTTCTCAAACTCAGCGATCCGCGCTTCATTCTCCGGAGTACTAAGCCTAGCAACATCAGAACTCTGTTTATTTTTAGCAGACAACGAATAGGCCTTCTTATGTTGTTGCAGGGAACTCTATGCCTTCAGCTTCGCCGTCAATATCCTCTAGTAACCCGGCAGCTATGTCCCCTTTGACTTCTCGGTTAAGAATCCTACAGTTCTTCCAAGTTTCAATGAAACCGCCTGCGACAACTCCATCTGGCGCAAACACCAAATCAAATTTAGTCCCTTCCAAAAGCAACTTGATGTAGTCAGGGCCAGTGAATAAACGACTAGCTGACCACGTAAAACTCTGGTTTCCTGCACCTGTCACAGCTGGAGCCAAAGAATCCACCGTGTACACCTTGATACTTGTCGCCGAAGCCTTCGTACTAATGCCTGTGCCAAGGCCAATCGCTACCGTTCCTTTAAACAACCGAGCATCTCGCCCTAACCCTAATGTATACGCACTCATTTTGTTTTTTTACCTCCATTTTTTATGTAACTTGCCACGTGGCAATATTACTAGTCAATTTAGGAAGGCCGGAACCAAAGCTTAGCTTCAAAGAAGATGTCCCCGCCATACAGCAAACGATCCTTACCCGCTGCATCCTTGAATTTGAGTTCTCCAGGAGCAAACATAACCGGGCGACAATCCTTCACAACACCGCCCAACTTCCGATCAGCCAACAAAGCATCCATAACAGCACTCATCGGCTCAACCACATCAACAACAAAATTCTTAGGTGCATACTCCCGGATAACAACTGAGATACAGCCGCGAACACGAACCTCAAGCAGACCATCCACTGCTAAATCATCAATCGGGCCAGGCACCGGATTAATAGTGGCCTTCGGCAAACCATCAAGCGTAAACTGCTCACCAATAACAACCGTTTTCAACGCTTCAATGCCATGCGCGGGCACTCCGGGTACTGCAGGAACCTCAGGCACATCATCATGGGCAGGCACCGCAGGCACTTCAGGCAAAGCCGGCACATAAACCAAAGCCGCCTTGATGGCTTCAAAAACGGGCATATACGAATCATAAAACTTGTCAGTCATCAACTAACCAACCTGCTCCATTCGTCAGCAACAACCCCGCCGACACTATCCATAGTTCCCTTAGCCGCATTGTCCATGAACGGATTAGGCTTAGTCCCCGGATGATGCACAAGCGGCGTAAACACCATTCTGCCACCCAACTGAAAAGCCAAAACCCCACCGTTAATAGGCCTAATCTCATGCGGCGCCGTACCCTCAACCACAAACTTCGCGTAAGAAGCCGCCACACCAACAGTGGCCTCACGATCAGAAACCTCCTTGTAAACAGTACTCGCCAAATACCCAGTTTTCACCGGGGCACCCCAAAACACTAAACCGTAAGCAACATCCGCCAACCGCCCAATAACACGCGGAATAAACGAAGAATCAATCTCAGAAGCAACAACCGACAAATCCAAACCGCTGCGGAAAACCTCAAACTCAATCAAGCCTACACAACTCCCACATATGAGTTGAATTCGGCTTCAACGTAAGCATCCAAAAACCTGTTCGCTTCAACCCAAAACGCCTCAGCACCCACAGGATCGCTAAAACGCCTAAATATCCACGCCGCAAAAAACTTCGCGGCATCCACAACAAGCTGAGGCACCACAACAGACACAACCAAACCCTTAGGCTTCAAAAACCCATCAACCAACCCGCATCCACTAACCACACAATCAGCCAATTGAGCATCAAACTTAGTTTCCGCTGCATCAATCTGAAGAAGCACTTTTACATCATCCGCGTCACAGTAGCTCATCGATATTTCCTGCCTTGGAATCTCGCACAGCCAGACAAACTGACCATGTCGAGCCAAATTTAGGACCTAAAGTCGCTCAGTTAGGATTTACTTGCCGCCTGAGCATCACTTGACGCCTGCACAGCAGAAGGCACAACTACAACCTCACTAACAGGAGCTTGCACCTGCGGAGGCAGTGGAACATTCGCCGGATTACCATTCGCCTTAACAAACACCGCCCAGAAAGTACCCCCAACGAAAGCTATGAGACCCAGTATACCAGCCAAAGTTAACCTAAAACTAAGCGGCAACCAAGTCTGCGCACTAACGTATGTTGCAGTCATGCCAATTGTGACAATGCCAGCTACAACCGCGACCTCCTCATTATTACTGAAATTCGCCATTTCCCTCATTCACCTCCGCTACTACCAGAATTACCCTGATTCTGATTACTTGCACCTGCAGGAGACACAGCCGCCTTCGGATCCGGCTCCCACAACTCCCAACCCGACTTAGTCGCAGTCTTCCGAAACTCCTCAGGGCGAATCAAATTCCCAGAAGCAGCAGAAATCAAATCCGCCATCAACATCTCAGGCTGCTCAGGACTACCCCAATTAAGCCGAATCCCAGCCTTCACAAAATCAAACCCATTCTGCAAAAGAATAGTCTGGAAAATCTCGCGTTCAACCTGACGCTTCACATACCGCTGCACTGGCCTAATCAACATATTCTGCAGTTCCAAAGCCGCATTCGCCGAAGCTTCCGTGAAACCTGGCGTACTGAAAAGACGCGGAAGAGGCGTTTCGCACCCCAAATAAAATTGATCCAGCAACTGCTCAATGTACTTGCTAAACCCCACTGCACGAGGATCAATCGTCACAGGCGTAACAGACGCATCCTTCTGCCCATGAAACAGCCACGCACCCTCCTCAGGACGCTTCTTAATCGCCGCTTCAAAAGCCTTAATGACCTCAGGCTTCGCACCAGGCAACCCCACAATTACATCAGGCCCCGCATACTTCTCAACCACCTTCGGCAGCAAACGCTCAATCTTCGCCTTCATAGCCGCATACGCCGGACGCCTCTCACAATTCACCGTCAACGTATGCAACAACACCTGCAGCAAACCCACACCAAACCCATAAGGCACCATCGGATTAAGCTGCCAATGAATCACAGCTTCCGGAGCCAACACACCCTGCTTATCACCAGCACCAACACTCGAAGCATACAAAGCCCGAAGCCTATACCCCGTAGGCTTATACGGAAGCCGTAAACCCTCAACTTGACCCAGTTCAACCCGCCAAACCGCATCAATGGGCAACCGCAAAACATCATCCAACTTCGAAGGAGACAACCGCAGCCAAAAATCGTTCCCACACGCAATCAAATTCTTAGCCATATCGTTGAGAAGCTTATCTAGATTCACTTGCTCACAAAAAGCATCCACACAAGCCTTCGCCTCAGCCGCCTGAGCATACGATTCATCAACCGTAGTGTAGAAACCCATACCCACCGTCGACGCCGCCAACAAATCTATACTGCTCTTACATGTAGGATCCCGATAATACAGCTGCATAACATCTACAAGCGCAATATCAGATGTCTCAAAAAACGAGTAAGCCCCAGGAGACGCAGAACCCGAAGAACCAGAAGGCGCATAAGTCAAAAACTCACGAAGTTTCTTAACCGCACCACTCAAGATAGTGCCTCCAGCAACCGTTTGCCTTTCTCAGTTAAACGAAAAGGCGACAACAACTCATCTTCACACTTCACAATCCATCCACACCGAACCAAACCATAAAAAATGCTGTCAAAAACATGAGGAGAATCATCCGTACACTTCACAAACGCCTTCTCCAAAACAGTATAACGCATAGGAGCACCGCTAAGCAACCGCAAAACCTCAAATTGCCGCTTCTCACGCCTCTCAAACGTTCCCTGCACTTGTTAATTCAACCTCAACCGGTTTCAATTTTGAGTAAAAAGGGGAATGACTGGAATGCCCAGCCAAATTATTGCAGACCTTCCACACCAACAGATCGCGTATGCCATCCAAACCATAAGGCAACGACAAATCAGGCACATAAGCCTCCATTACACCACCGCATTCAGGGCATAGTTCCCAACAGTCGCAAACCACATCATCACTATGTGTCGAGTGGTACTCGCGGCCACACCTGGAACATTTACCGCTGAATTCAGTGTTGTAACTCAACTTTTGCCGCCTAAGTCAAAGTCGCTTTAATGTTGGATATACGTGAAATAGCGTTTGCCCGCAGAATGCCAAGGCCGAACCTGGTAGAAGCCCGGATGCCGTACTTCTCAGATTTCGCGTCATACCAGTCTTCAACTGTTACGTCACGTCGAAGCAACATAACAGCCGCAACATCAGTATCAATCGCGTAACCCAAAGTATTGGTTGCAAGCGAACTAAACTGGGTCGTCATCCCCAACACGTTTCCAACGCTTCCCTTTTGGATATCAACGGTTTCTGAGGGTAAGTACACAGCTTTTATGAACTTATCATCGTTCAACAGTTGATGTTTTCCAAGGGTATTCGCGGCGAAAACGGTGGGGCTCCAATCCTGATTCTCAACTGCATTATGCGCAGCCAAGAGCAGCGCCCAACTTAGAACAGCAGCTCCACCAGCAATTTCTGCGCCACCAGCCAAGTCACCGTTTGCAACAGCAGCGTAAGCAGCCAAAATCCGTTGAGTCTCATCTTTACCTAGCGCACGACCAACACGTTCAACCATGCTGTTCATCACGTTCCAGGTAGCATCCTCAACGAACTGCTTAGTCCACTCTTCACTAGCTTCAGCAACAATGTCAGTGTATATGTCAACAGTAGTGGTTTTAGCTCCGCTTAAGCGAGTAGATGAACCTTCAGCAAAACGGTACGCAACACCATTAACATCCAGTGGGAAACGCTCCATAGGCTCATTGGTAGGCAACACCTTGATCATGTTACGACCAATAAGATTAGGCTGCGCAGCCGCCACTAATGTATCATGCATCAAACCTAAGGCGCCAACACTGTCGGAACAAAGCGCTTCTTTAACCGCCATATCAGCGTAACGTCTCAGGAAAGGCTGCGTAATCATCTTTGCTTTCATGTGTTCGTAGACTTGCCTGCTGGACCCTTCACCAGCGGATTTTTCCTGCATCAACGCTTCAAAAAGTTTAGGTTTCAACATGTCTATTTCTCAACGTCAATGAAGATCAAATCGCCAGCTTGACCAGCAGCCTGCAAAGCGCAACCAAGTTTCTGAGCAAAAGGAACCGCAACAGTATACTTTGCGACACCGCCTTCATCCACACCTTGACTAACGTCAACGAGCATCAACACACGCATAGAAGAATCAGCACCGTAAACAGCCTTGCCCAAGGTAATCGCTCCACCAGCAGCCACTTTCACGCGGCCATCAGTAAGCACAGGAACAGGACCACCCACAGTTAGTTGAGTCTTCATAGCGACGCCAATGCAGTCATGAGCAGCCCCAGCAGAAGTAACAGTTTCAGCAGCGGACAGGTAAACTGGGTCGCCCTTTGTTACGGCGGCGCCAGCAGCGTAAGTTTGAATTTCAGCGTTAGAATCGTCAGATTCGCCAATAGCCATTCCAAGTTTTCCAGATAAATCAGTCATTTATTATTGATCTCCACAAAATTTTAGCTTAACGAGCAGTAGTGAGTTCGTCCTCATTGCCCGGTCTATGTGACTATGAATCACGGAGAACCACTCCGCTTAGACGCCTTCGCCTTTTTCAATTCAGACTCTAAAAACTGAATCCGCACATACATATTGCGAATCACACGTCCCAACGCTTCATTATGCAAAAGCCCATGACTCGAGGCTTCAACAACCTCATCCGCTTCCACATCGTCAACGTCGTGAAGTTTACCTTTAGCAGGCAACTCAGCCATTCTACTTCACCTGCAACCTTTTCTGAGCCTTCAAAATCTCAGACCTAACGATTGCGCCTTGACGCTCCATCCCAGGCGTAGAACGTTCAGCAACCAGAAGCGGCATACATCTCTGCAGACTAGCAAGAGACTCAACCACAGGCATCATCACCGGCGGATCCGCAAGCAACTCTATGCCAGGCATACACTTCTTGAATTTCTCCAGAACCACATTTCGTTCGCCAAGAGTCTTTTCTACAGCGGCAAGCTTCTCAGCCACAGGACCCAATTTACCAGTAGCCTCAGCGCAAGCACCTTCAGCAACAGCTTTCGCGGCTTCAGCGATCCCAAGCTTACCCTCTGCTTCAGTCACCTTCGTTTGGGCTTCAGCCAACTCAATTTTTTGTTTCTCAAATTCACGGGATTTATCGCCAAGTTTCAGGGCGATTTTCTCTGCAATTTTATCCATTTCTTTTTCTTCCAAATTTTCAACTCCTAAATTAAGATGAACATGCAACCGCTCAACCATCTGGTAACTGCACTGGCAATTCGGATGCAGCGGCAACTCTGGCTCAGTCCCATAAACAAACTCCTTGCCATCCAAAGCCTCACACCGCGCACAAGGATTAGCCCCTAAAGCCTGAAAACGCATCTTAAACGCCGTAAAATCAGAAGGCAAATCCCCAGCCGCCTCCCGAACAAAAAGATTAACCTCCCGAACAGGCAAAAGCTCCAAAGACGACATAACCGCAGAAGGCGCAGAACCACCGGCACCAGCAGAAAACTTGCCAAAACAAGCCTTACACGCAGAAACAAGATAATCCGCCTTCCCACCACAACCAACACACGACCCAATCTTCGTAATCGTCCGCTCCTCAACGGCGGGAACAGGCACAACAAAACTCTCCGCAATCCGCTCCACAGGCATAATCCTCGTCAACGGAATACCAGGCAAAGTCGAAGCCTTCGTCAACCAACCCAAACCAGTAAGCACCAAACCGTGGCCAGGAACACCATGACTCCACTCACCCTCAATACTCACGTTAACAATCTCTTTGCGATCAATCATCCCAACCAGCTGCGACTTCTTTGGAACCCGAACAAGACACTCAACACAATCATCCTCACACTGAGCCGCAACAATCTCAACACCCGCAAGCACCTGCTTTAGGTCATGATTCAAATCACTAGGCTTCCCCGTCAACGAACGGGCAGACTGCAACACTTCATCTCGGGTAAAAGGAGGACCATTATTCATCGATTCAACGGGGAATAGGGCCTCAACTTTGTAATAGTAAGAGTCTTTGTCTTCCTTCACAAACTCAAGCAGAAACTTCGCCCACTCAAAACTCTGCTTCACCCCAGCCGCACGAGCCGCACCCTGAGCATAATAACTCTGGGAGTCATCCAACTCAGAAGCCTTCACCCAATCAGCGTACCGGGACTCGCCAAGCTTAGGGTCTTTGCTATAGTGTGCCAAAAAAGCAGCATGAATCTTTGCGAAATCAGGATGCCTACAGCCAACAGACATACAAACACATTTGCAAGCACACAGCACAAATAGCTTATCGTCGTAAACACGACAGTACCCTAAACAAGCCTATACCTTAAGTTGCTTAGCAAACTCCAAATCAACCCTCGCCCGCTCAATCTTCCGCAAAGCATTCAACCGACTACGACACACACCCGTAGCATCAACCCTAAGCCTCCGAGCAATCCGATAATCACTCAACCCCTCAGCCCTCAAACGCAAAACCGCCCGCTCACGCTCAGTCAAACTCACTCCTCAACAACCTCCAAACCCCGCAACAACTCACGCACACATCCACGTTTCCAAATCGCAATCACTTCATCCATCGCCTGCAATTCTTCTTTACTTGGACCACCAATTAGACCACCCATCACAAACCCGCCTCCAATAAGCCCTCATCAACAACACCTTTCTCTGGAAACAACGCAAGCAAAATCCGACCCTTCCGACTCAAAACATAAAACTTTTTTCGATGAGATCCCCAATCACCCGCATTAATATTACTATACACCCAAACAATAAGCCCCAATTTCAGAAGCTTACTAATCTGAGGCCAAACACCCGAATAACTCTTCCAAGACCCATCATTAAACAAATCAACGACAGCAGTCGCCGTCCTAAAACGACGCAGCAACCCAATATTAATCAACAAAAATTTGCTACCCGTCGTTCTCATAGTTCACCCTCCTCCTCAACCCTGGGAACCTCAACATCTACAGCCACCACACCCACACCATCCGCAAACTTATCCCAATGCACCCGACAACAAGGAACCATCCGAGCAGTCAAAAACACCGCAGGCTCAGACTTACAATCAGGGCAACCGCGAAGCTCAGCCAAAACCGCAGCATCCAACACCCAAACAACCTTAGAACTCTTCTTTCTCATCCACCAAAACCTCACTTGAAGAGCCCAAAGAAACCTCACTTAAGGGCTCATTATACGACTCAAAACCAAACCGAGTCAAAGCCCAATGATGCCCACGCTTCTCAAACAAACACTTACCCGTCTCAAAAAACAAACGCTTATTCATACGCAAAATACGCCGGGAGACATCATAATATCTTAGATTAAAGAGGCCTCTTTGGTTAACATCAGCCGCCACAACATTTGGCAAAACACCCGGAACCCCAGCCTCCCGAACCCGCTGCACAATCTCCCGATCAACCTCATCAAGAACCGCAAAACCCTCCACATCACCGACCGAGTAGTCAGCCTCACCGATCCGTTCCAGCCGACGCCGGATCCAGCGAAGCTCATCGAGGAGGCGCTCATTTTGCGCAAAAACCTTTTTCGTTAAAACCTCATGATACTTCAAACGCCCCACCTTATCCTCTTGGCTGCGCTTCTTTAGGGGCTTTTCAACCGTTTCTTTCGATGTTTGAACATCCTCTGCATCATAAACCTGTTTTTCCTGTTCAATCAAGACATTCCACTCCATCAACAATACCCCGAATATAGTGTCCGCAGTCAGGGCTACACACTACAGGAACCCTCGAATCCGAAAGCATGGAAAAACACCATACAAAAAAGCCCCAGAAAACACCAAAGAAAAACTTTAAGCAGGCTTCCACATCCAAAAACACACCCCGATCGGGCAACTGACAACTAAGAAACATACTCTTTACCTCCAGAACCAGAACCCTTCGATGCCCCAGCAGAAGCAGCACCCTCCAAATCAACAAGCCGACTAAGAATCCCAGTGATTTTCTGAATAGCCACACCAACCTTCTCCAAACTATCCAACTTCTGAAAAGCCAAATCCATAGCATCACTAAAACCAGCAATAACCTCAACCGCATCAGGATGCGTCCGATCACCAACCTTAATCACAATCCCATGACTCTGCTCAAAATCACGAATCACCATATACGGCAACCGCTCCCCACTACTATACGGAAAATGACCACTCTTAGGACGAATCCGCTCCAAAACAGGATTCAACAACTTCATATCCGTCAACAAACCCGTATTAACAAACGCATCACAAAACAACTGCTTAGCCCGCCCCAAATTCCCCGGACACCGAACATGCAAAGTCACCGTCCCAGACTCAAACCAAACAACACGCCCCAACCGAGAAAACCACATCCAAAAACGATTCTTAGATTTACTACGCACCCAACCAAAACCCAAAGCCCCCAAATCACCATCAGAAGCAACAACCCCCCGCAACCCCTGACTTAAAACCAAATCCAACCGAACCTTAGCCTTAAAACAATGAACGGATGAACACTTTGAACCTCGTTCATTTACATGGTTATACTTCCACTCCCACTTGGTTTTAGAGACATAGTTACGGTACTGTTTGTAACTGATATCTAGCAATTTACAGATCTGCTTAGGCATCAACAATGGATTAGAATGTCCATCACCATCTAAAACGTCAAAGATTTGCTTATGCAAATTCATACTCTTACTACTCTTACTGTAAGAGTTCAAATCGCGTGCATTGGTATCCGATGTTTTAGCCAAAAAACATAAGCCTCCTCAGATGCCTCGAACCATTTGCGTTTTATACGCCACAAGCCATGCGTGAGCTGCTTCAACAGAATCCGATTTAAACAAAACAGTAACTATCGTCAAAGGAATTGATTTTTTACAGTTAAAGCAAACAACAGTTTTGAATCCTCCTTGATGACTAAAGACGGAGCCGACTAGTTCCCTGCCTTGAAGGTAACCGCAATGGATGCATTGAACTACACCAAATTTCTCGCTCATCATGGGTGCTCCGCTAATTTTGTTTGCGCAGTTCGATCAATATGCCCTCGGCTACAAAGAAAATGCCTGGAACCATCAAGAAAAGCCACAGGAGAAGCATAGAAGCCGCAACGGCAGCGCTCAGTCATTAACGTCTGTCTCCTTTAGGAAACTGCTTAGCCGCCTTCCGCCCAATGTAATAATCGTCGCGGTCACTTAGCCAAAGCCACTTGCCGCCTAATTCCAGCCCTTTCTTGCCAGCATTAACACGCTCAACAATCTGGCCGCGCAACTCAAAATAAGCATCTGAACGAGCATTGTCTGTTTCAAGCGCCTTCTCATACCGCTCCCCCTTTTGATTCTCAGCCCAGATCCAAACGACATCGCCTTCCCTGTGACCCTCAGCAGGCCTTGTAGACCGCTCAACATTCTGGATCGGAGGCGCCGCACCTGCAGGATCCGCGGCATGGGCAGGTTGGGAAGCTACTGGAATTTGGCTAATTTGCCTTTGAACATTATCTAGACTTCGATTAATTTTCTCCAAAACATCAGTTTGGCTTTGAGCCTCAAAAAGCGTTAAGATTCGTAGGCATAATTCAAAGTTACATTTGTCTGTTCCATTATCTTCGCATAGTTCGCAGAATCTTGCCTTCAACATCTGAAGCGGCGACGCCTGCTTTGCTGATGGTGCTTTAGGAACTTCCGCGGGCTTAGCGTCAACTGACGGTTTTGCCTGTTCCGCTGCAGAAGATACTTTTGTGGCGACTTTCACAAGGGCCTCAAGCTTCGAGAGAGGCATCGATTGCAAGTCTGCATCGGGGATTCCAAGATTCAACGCCTGAGCTTTCTTAATTAACGAGCCACGAAGAGCCTGCCCTATCGAATCTTCAGATGGCAACGCAACAGCACGTTTCTGCTTCACTGCATAGTAGGGTTGCTGTGGAAACGCGGGGTTAGTGAAGTCTGCACAATAATTTTCTTCCAGGATGCTGCGGAGCTGCTTAAAGTTTTCTTTGCCCAGTGCACCCATATCTTTGAATACAATGTTTATGCAGTCTTTGTTTTCGTCAGCCTCTAAAGTGACATGTACTCGCAGGTGATCGGGCAATTCAGCTTCAATCCGAGTAAAGAGATCTTGAAGCTTCGAAAGGTGCTCAGTCATTTTTGGAGCTCCTCTAAAAGTTCATCAAACGTTTCAAGTCTGGTAAATATGCAATTTTCACATAGGCATTTATTACGGTTTTTTTCTCGGCGTTTTTGTGTCAACCATTCTTTTGTTCCTTCTTTAACTATAGTCATAAGAATGGGGTAAAGTGAATCAGTATTGTTTTTGCCGTCTGCTTTTCTGCTAAATTTGTCTTCTGCTTCTTTGAGACATTCTTCAAAAGTTTTAGTCATCTTAAGAAACCTCCCTATCTTTTGGCTCAACAAACTGTAAGCCTAACGCAGTGAAAATATCCTCTTCTGACTGAGAAGCAATTACTTTGGAAGCAGTCATACAACCACTCGTAAGAGTCTGAATAACGCCATCTTTGGCACTCAACATCAAACCCTTCGAACGCGCCAACGTGCAAAGCTTCACATTATGCTCTTTGCTGCCCGTTCGAATCAGCAGGATAATGCCCCACGTCTCCATACGCGCACGGTAAAGGTCAACTTGAAAGCCATCAGCGAAAGTACAACGCAGCAGTTCCTTACCTGAAACCCCAACCATTAACCCCTTCTTTTTTAGAACATAAGGAATCATGTCAGCCCAAACTGTATCTGCTGAAAACTCAACATCAAACCCAAAAGCCGAAGGATACCAACCAGCCTTAGGCACAGCTACAATATCAACGTCGCCAACCTCAACCTTCTCACGCCGAATGGATCCAGCAAACGCAACACGCTCACAAAACGGCTGCAGAGCATCACAAACTTTTTGGGCTAAAGGCAAAGCATCTTCTAGTCGCATCAAGAACCCTCCTTATCATCAAAATCATGCGTCCAAACACATGCACAGTTCCCGCCCTCACATGCCGAATGCCAACCCTCAAAACAAGGGTCACAAATAGGAACGGGAACCTGAGCGACGTTTTGGTTAAAGCGCACTGGATGCTTCTTAACAGACTTTGTCATTTCCGTTTTCTCCTACAAGTAATCGACTTAACATCCAACAAACACAAAACACTCTTCCTGCAACCAACCATACAACTGCAAGACACAGGAACCCCAGTAATCATATCACCAACAGGAACACCCCAACGAGTACGCACAGAAATACGGACCTTGCCACGCTGTAAACAACAGAAAGATTCAACATCCTCAAAATACGGCTCAGAGTTATCGCTCAAGAAGAAACAACCTCCAATGCTAGAGCATCCCGGCAAGCCTCACCCAAAGGAACAGACAGCGGCAAAGGAATCTTCGCCCTAAAGAAACTCCGAAGCGGATTAAACGCAAAAACACTATTCAGTTTGTCTTGAGCGCCATTACAATGATCTTTCGAGTACCGGACAGAGCGAATACAACCGCTCGTTTTAGCCATAACCTCAGGCGATTCAGGCAACAAGAAATCAGGAAACTTACCCCACAACATCCACGGACCACGCTTAAGCCGAGGCGCCCCCAACAAAGGCTCAATAAACGGCAAACTACCCCTAACATTCTCCAAAATCCAAAACCTTGGCTTAACCTCCTCAATAATGCGGATGCAACCCCGAACAATCGCTAAACCCTTCTCTGGATCAGCAGGCCCACGCTGACCCCTAGCAACCGCAAGCCGCACCAAAGAAGAAAACTCTGTGCAAGGAGGACTAGCAGTAACCACATCAAAGCATCCCGAAGGACTCCAAGAGCACACATCAGCATCGATTAAACGATACGGGTAACCAATGTCAAGCACATCAACGCCCGTACATTCGAAACCTGCACGGTGAAAACCAATACTCCAACCGCCAAGTCCCGCACACAAATCCAGAAGAGCAGGCACTACTTATGAGCCTCCAAAAACTGGTTCTGCTGATCAACAATCAAACGCCAACCCTTACCCAAACGCCTCTGCATACTCTTTGTAACCCGCAGCGGCGCCAACTAAGAAACCTCCCCACCAAAAGTTACTATGATAGCATTCAGATGCGAACAACTCTCAAAAACAGGGTTCAACCAGAGACAACACTCGAGACAACGCGGACAAACTACAGGTAAAGAGGCTATAACCTGCTCAGTCAAACTCAACAACATCTAAGAAGCCTCCAGGGGCAACATCGCCTCACCAGAAAATACATCGTGTTTATGCTTAGCGAACTGGGGTTTCAGCTCCTTGATTGCATCGATATTCATTGAAAGCGGAACATAGACTGAATCTAAGACGAATGTTTTGAGTTTCTCTAACTCTGTTTTCAATTCAATGTATGATGTGCTCAGAGAATCATATGCTTCAGAAAGAACTTGCAATTTCTTCTCTAGGAGTTCCTGACGGCGATCGACATATTTTTCTATGCTATTGGCAATTTCCTCAATAACCTCGTCTTGACTCTTAACGGGATTCGCAGGCTCAATTTTTATCGGAGTTTCTTTAAGTGCACCATCCTTGCCGAGCAACGATAACGGAATAACATGTTCAGAAGTATTTTCACCTATGAGGGCAAGTGTTGGAGCAGAAACTATGCCACCTTTAGGCGTCTCAGGACTTCTTTCTGCTTCTTTAGTTGCGGCGCCTTTTGGCTTAAGTTTCCAGCGAGACACAATAACCCCTTTCTTCTGCAAAACAGTAATACGGAGCCCCACAGCAGAAGCCTTACGCTTAGGAAACTTTACATTAAACTTTTGAGCAATCACGCCAGTCGTTAATTTAGGCTGCCGATTCCACAACTCCGTTAAAAAAGCGTCTTCAGCAGGCTTCCACATAACCTCAGGATCATGCAGGTTCATTTTATTTTTAGTTGATTCCACATCTTTCACCTCAACATTACCAAGAACTTTCAAAGGAACAACCGTCATGGGGTGATTATCCCATGTCTCAAAAAGAACCGTAAAACCTTGATCACATAGCAAGGCTTCCCAATCTGGATCAAACAATTCGCCTGAAATAGCAAGGCACATGCCAAACTCAGGCACATCCAACAATGGCCCAAACTTCGCTGCTAACTCCTCAAAAAGAGTCACTGTGCAGGCACCTCCGCCATCGAACCCTCAGCATAACGAAGCTCCTCAAGCTCAGCCTCCCTCGCCGAATCAGCCGAATCAAAAATCTTCTTAACAATCTTATGCTTCCGCTCAGCCTCATCCAGCAGCAAAAGCCGCACCTTGAAAGCATTACTAACCTCCTGAGCCAAATCCTGCAACACATTAATTTCCCGCTCAAGACTCTCCAGGATAACTTTTTCTCTCCCAGTAGCGACAGCGTTCAAGTAAGATTCCAACTTGGAAATCGTCGAAACAATCTTATTTTCAAGTTCAATATAGGACTGCGCAAGCTGATGCAGGTCCACTTTCTCCTCAAGCAAATAGAGGCCTTCAACCTCAGTTTTGTAGCGTTTACGAAGAGAACCGATATCCGCCTTAAGTTCAGCCGACTTTAAATGCAAATTCGCAAGCGTCTTATCCGTCCAGCCCCGATGAACACCACAATCGCCGCAAATCGCTTGGCCAGTATCCCCATGCCAATGCGCCCACGCCCCAAACGGCAAATCCTTCCCACAATCCAAACACACTGTAGAAACAGGAATCCTCTCCCACTTAACAGGCGAAGACTTGAGGACCTCAGTAACGAAGAGCTCCTTGGCCGCAATACGATTAGCAATGCATAAGCCGCAACCGACGTCAGAGGCAGTAGTGCCAACCGATCGGGCCTTCTTAGCCTCCCCACCCAAACGCTTCGCCTCACCCTTTCCAGTCGTAATCACAAACTGGGTTTCAGCCAACTTACCACAGTCACAGCAAGCACCCTTACCCATCTCAACAGAAAACAACTTCGTCTCAGGCAACTTACCAGGCATTAAGAAACCCCCTTTTCCTCTCGTGCCCAGCTGTACAACTCATCCGTCAACCAGTGCAAACGCAACACACAAAAACGGCGGTACTGCTCAGAACCCTCAAGCATCAAAATCGACTCCACTGTACAACTCGCAGGGACAAACGCCCGGCCTGAAAGTTTTAGTTTTAAACACGTAACATTCTTTTTCGAATTGACAAGCCATTAAGAACCCTCCAGGAGCTTCCACCTGTAGAGTCGAATAACACGCCCGTGATTAGATGCAATTTTACTTCTAACTTGCCCGCATTCAACCACTATCTTTTGGTGTTTTAATTTACCAAAGAATAAACCAACACCGTATTGAGTGTCCCCTACGAAACGATCCAGCCTATAACGCCTAAAATCATCCGACGAAAACTCTACAATCTCATCCATCTTTAGCAAAGTCCGGAAAGCCTTCAGCGTCTTCTCATCCTGGCAAGACAAACAAAAATCAAACTTGCCCGACTGCATCTAGACAGAAACCTCCAGCAACTCACGCGTCATTCGACAATACCTGCAAAAATCAGTCAACAGGGGCAAAGCCAACTTAACAGGCACCACATGCAACTTGCCATCACTACACTTTACCCTACGCACCCAATGATGATGACCCGCATGATACCTATTTTTAGCCGGACCATAACCCAA